CTAATACCAGCGGTTATACTTGATATAAAAAAATGAGACGATAATAAGCCACAAAAAGGTCAGTATCCCAAAATAATCAGGTATAAATCTCGCGAAGATATATGCCCCTGCCACAATAAGGGCCAAAGGGATTAAATAGATATATGACTGTAAAAACCATAAAATTGCCTGCTTCATTTTTTTAATAACTCATATAAAGCTTTACCGATCATGATAGTCCCTCTACTTCATACCCGCCTGGCGATAGTCAGGTGGAGGACTAACTTACCTGATATTTCAGCATACTTGTAAGCCTTATAAGAGCATTGTGTTGTATGTACCCTTCCTGATGACTGTACTGGCCGTTACCACAATGACTGGCGTGGGCTAACGCGCTAAAGTCCCGGCCCCTGGTCAATGAGGAAAAGTCTTTGCGCTTGTGTGGGGCGTCATCGCGCAGAAAAACGTCACATGTGAAGCTGATTTTGGGGCCAGGTAACAGATTTGACCATCAATTGCAGACTCTTCGCCATTTCAGGTCATAGTGAAGAGGTGATTATTAGATGGTTAATTTAAGGATACGAATATGCCAACAGTAATTGAGAAAGCATTGGACTTTATTGGCGGTATGAACACATCAGCCTCAACACCACATTCCATGGATGAGAGTACAGTGAAGGGGATGTTTAAGTATCTGAAAGAGCTTGGTGTTCCAGCTCACGCCGAGGAGATTATCGCGCGAGGGGAGCGGGAAGGGTGGCACCCGGAGTTCACAAAAAAAGTGGCGGGATGGGCGGATAAAATCGAGTCCGCTGACCGCGTGGTGATTAAAAACCCTGAATACTTTACTTCGTATATGAAGGAAGAGCTGCGCGCGCGGGTGAACGTTGAGTTTGACCCGGCAAGTTAAGCGCATCTCAGTTCGCTTCTCACATGGATTTTAATACGACAAAGGGCCTCTGTTTTCACTTAGGCCCTTGAATTTGGTGGCCCCTGCTGGGTTTGAACCAGCGACCAAGCGATTATGAGTTAAGAATCAATTGGTTACCTGAAAATACTTATTTATAACTATCAATCACTTAGTTGTTTTGGAAACCACTGTATAAATAACTGTATATACTCAAAAATACTCCGCTGAGGTATCCTATAGGTATCCTGGAGCAAAACAAGCGATTTGCAGGATACCCTGATCGCTTGGTACGGAGTGTTTGTGGAAACTTTCAAATTCACTAAGGCTAAACTTGATAGTCTGCCGCCTGCCACACGCGGTCAGGTTGAATATGGCGACACTGCCGTTAATGGCCTGCGCGTTCGCGTCGGTATCTCCGGTGTTAAAAGCTTTTGCATTTCACGCAAACGTAACGGCAAATTTATCCGTGCAACGCTGGGCCGGTATCCTGATCTCACCATCGATAATGCTCGGGCGAAAGCGCTTGAGCTCCTGGGTGATGTTGCCACCACCGGGCAAAATCCGAATGCTGTAAAGCGGGTAAATGATAAAGCGGCTGTGACGCTCAGAGAGGCTCTGGATACCTACATCCTGAATCGAGGCCACCGGCTAAAACCTACAACTGAAAAACAGTATCGAGCCACCTTGCAGAATTTTTCCGGCGACTGGATGAAACAGCCGCTGGCCAGCGTTTCGCGTGAACGGGTTGAATCTCGCCATAAGGCGGTTACAGACGGCTCTGTCTGGTTTGGTGCAGATAAATCGACGTTGCGTGCTGGTGTTGGAACTGGCAGCAAGGCGCAAGCTGATTTATGGGCCAGGGCATTACGTGCTGTTTACCGATTTGCTCATGACCATTACCGTGATGACGATGGCAAAACGTTATTACCCGACCCGCCGACACTGGTACTAAGCACTAAACGTCAGTGGCATGGTACGGTCAGAAAAACCGAACGTATCCGGACGCATGATTTTTCCCGCTGGCTGGGGGCAGTGGCTACGGTGCGTGATGCTGCTGAGCAAGGCCGTGATGATGTGGCTTCTGCGGTATGTGATGCGGTAGAAATGGCGATGTTTACCGGATTGCGTAAGTCTGAAATTTTTGGTCTTACATGGGCACGTGTGAATCTGGGCGGTCGATATTTCTGGATAGACACAACCAAAAACGGCGATCCGCTTGAACTGCCAATCACCCAAACACTGCTTAATTTACTCCGTCGCCGACTGAATACTAAACCTGCTGATACTGTCCTGGTGTTTCCCGGAGCTAAAGGGGTTATCAAAGAATATCGGCACATTCTGGATCGTATCACTGCTGCCACCATTCCGGCTCATAATCCCGACATGCTTCAACCAATACCTTTCAAATGGCACGATGCCCGCCGGACGTTCGGCACCGTCGCGGAGCTGGTGGGTGTGGGGAGTTACATCCTAAAGCGGTTGATGAATCACCGTACAATGCGTAGCGCCGATGTTACCCAGGGTTATCTGCATTTTGGTGCAGATGAGCTCATGGAGCCGGCCACCCGGATAGAACGGGCAATTCTGGAGCATGCCGGGCTGGTTGAGAGTAAAAAGGCTATTGATGCGCAGTTGCTGGCAGTCATGGAATCGATGAGTGATGAAGAAAAGCGAAAGATGCTTTTTGAGCTTCTCAATTCACATAATAGGGAGGCAAAATCATGAGTCTGGAAAAATATTTGGATTCTGAACGATTAAACTTTGTTAATGTTTTTATGAAGTTTGTTAGGAATTTTGGAGACCTACAATTTAATTATAATAGGGACTTAGGTAATGAAATAAGAAAAGATTTTAATCAAACGTCTCGTGGGGGCTTGAAATCCATTTTACATAAAATTCGTAAAGATAAACCGTCAAAAGATGATGCTCATTTTGAAGATAAAACACTGGCTAAGGTTTTTTTAGTATTGGAGTCTCATGATTTTTCATCACTAGCGGAAGATATGGCTTTAGTTATTGAAAGAAGAAATATAAGAGAACGTTCTCAAGAAGTTATTTATAAAGAAATTTCAGATGGATCAGCATTTAAGCAGCGTAGTATTGCGGCATCTGGTCCACGGCATCGTCTATATGATGAAATCGTGGCAATTATGAAATCTACGTGGAGACATAATCCGGCACTCTCCAAAAGAAAAATGATTTCAAAATTATTGATGCGTTATGAGGATAAAGTGGATGAAAAAACGCTAAAAGATTGGATAACAAAAGGGAAACTTGCTCCCCCAAGACCTATAAAGAACAAAAATTCAGATCTGGTTATCCCACCTGAATATGCTAGCAAAAAAATATTTGAGGGAGGGGAGTGAGCAGCTTCTCCCCCCCATAATCACCTACTCACCTTATAGAAAAAAATCAAAAAATTATAGTGGCTCCGTTGCTAACCAGACATACACGGAGCTACTTATGCATTTAGTTGAAACCAGTCCTGTTAAAAAATTCACCCGCAGCGAAGCCGCAGACCACCTCGGAGTAAACCCGCAAACTCTGGCGAACTGGGCGCACACGGGTAAGGTAAAAATCCCATTTCATAAAGTCGGACGTAAGGTCATTTACTTCAAATCCGATCTTGATGCTTATCTGGATTCCACTCGTAGAACTCAGACGGCGTGAGGTGGGGTATGGCAGATAAAACAAAGGCGGCCCTGCATGGCCGCCAGTGCTGTACAACGAAACAGAGCCAGCATATAGGGTGCACCGCTGGTGGTCAATTCTCAGACGGGTATCCGGATCACTTACGCTGGTGGCGCAGCAGTTCTTCTTTCGCCAGGGCTGCAATGGCGCGGGCATTACTGACAGCTTGCTCTCCGATATCTTCAATCAGGGCCAGTGTCTCAAGTGCTTTGTTCAGCTCGATCTGCACGTTCTCGGGGCCGGTTGAGGCAGTCTGGCGCCGGGCGATTTCTCCGCGCATTGCTGTGACAATGAAATTTGCCGTGGTCTCGCCATCGGCTTTTACTGCGTCCATTCCTTCGATCACATCATGGGGTACTCGAGCTGCGAGTTGCGCTGATTTTTTATTTACATTTCCTGTAGCCATTGGATTTGCCCTCTTATTTTTGGTGTGTAGCACATTACACCAAAAGTGGTTGTCATGTACAGGTCTTGTATGTACTATGATTATCACTTGTTGTTTTGGTGCTACTCACCTAATGGCAGGCGCTAGAAACAGCGAAGCCCGGCTAGTGTTCCACCACTGCCGGGCCTCTTACCACCAACGTTATCATGAGTAACGAGGCAGCTATGAAAGAGCATACCCAATCTCACCCTAAATTTACATGGTTGTTCCTGGCTACACCTAAACGCCATCCCGGTTGCCCGCCAGTCATCGTCCGTTTCAGTGCCGACACTGAGGACGCAGCACGCCAGGCATTCCCCGGCTGGAGCCTGACGTTTGCCGCAAAGATTCGTACTGAATCACCGTGCCGCTTTGCTTTCCACGATTACGCCTCCGGAATGTCGCTGGCGTTCGATAGCGGGGAGGTGCGCCATGCATAGCCAGATTCCGAGGCTTAATGTGGATCTCCACGTCTCCCCCGACTTTACCGGCCGCATCATGCTTTATGTGGTCGACGGGATTGTTAAATCTGAAATGCGATTGATGCCGGATGAAATTATCGGAACGCCGAGCCTGTTCAATCAATTGCTTGAACGTGCCGGATATCGCGTAACGCCCGCCGAAAAGGATTAATGCCATGAGAAAGAAAAATACCGGACTTAATGCCGGGGGCCTCGCTCATCCTGAGATTCTGCCCGGCGATATTTACAAGGACAGCCGCGGCGAACGCGTCACGGTTAAAACGGTCACGGAGAACCGCATCACCTTTATCCGGGAGGGCTATTCCGGCGAATGCACATCATCACTGATGCGCTTTGAAAAAGAGTTTATGCCAGTGAAAAGGCAGACGTTCGGCGAGTGGTGTAAGGCTAATAATACCGCCGAAAAAATCACAACGCTGAGAGCGATGATCGCCGCCGGGAGAGCGAAAAAATGAAGAATGCCCCAAACGTTAAATATCTGCCGAAAGACAAATTTACTGAGGCCATTATTTTTGCGGGTGCGGACGCATTCGCCCACGCGCAGCACTGGACAGAGAGCGAGGGTAAAAAAGCCGGAGACGATGTGCCACCAGTTTACCTGGGGAAAAAACAACTGGTGGACTTAGACAGTCTTCGTATTGTTGATTCCGGTCGCCAGTGTGTAAGGGTGATTCGGGCCGGAGATATTGAACAGACGGCTTTGACCATGATTGCGCGAAAATTGGCAATGTCCGGTGTTAAAGAAGCCCGCTTGTTTAATGGCATGTATGAGTCAAAGCCCGTCGAAGACTGGTCTGCACGCCTTCCTGAATACCGAGACGAGGCGAAACGCGGCGAAGTTGTCACTCTCCCTGTCACCCGAGAACGGATAGCCCCGGCGCTAAACCAGATGGGGGCCAGCCAGCGCGGTGAGGTGTTACTGGCTCATTATGATGGCTGCCTGGCTATTCACGCCGACTCGGACACGGTTCACCACTACAACGGCGTGGTATGGATCCCGGTACCGGACAAAGAGCTGCAGCGCGAAATGGCGCAGATATTCATTAATGCCGAAGTGGCATATTCGCAAAACGCGATCAAATCAGCGGTCGAAACGATGAAGCTGAGTTTGCCTGTTATGGGCCAGACGGCCCGTAATCTAATTGGATTCAGCAACGGGGTTTTTGATACCCGTTCCGGTGAGTTCAGGGGGCACAAACAAGATGACTGGTTACTCATCGCGAGCGATCTGCCGTTCAGTCCACCAGCGAAAGGTGAAACGCTTGCCAGCCATGCTCCCAATTTCTGGAAGTGGCTTCGTCGTTCGGTGGCCAGCAATGACCGTAAAGCTGACCGGGTACTGGCGGCGCTCTTCCTGGTACTGGCGAACCGGTACGACTGGCAGTTATTTCTTGAGGTTACGGGGCCAGGGGGAAGCGGAAAGAGCGTGATGGCCGAGATTTGCACCATGCTTGCAGGTCGGGCCAATACAGTATCAGCCAGCATGAAGGCACTGGAAGAACCGCGTGACCGGGCGCTGGTGGTGGGCTATTCGCTGATTATTATGCCTGACATGACCCGTTATGCTGGTGATGGCGCAGGGATTAAGGCGATCACTGGCGGCGATAAAGTGTCTATCGACCCGAAACACAAGGCTCCTTACTCAACACGCATTCCGGCCGTAGTGCTGGCGGTCAATAACAACGCCATGACGTTCAGCGACCGAAGTGGTGGCATTTCCCGGCGCCGGGTGATTTTCAACTTTTCAGAAGTTGTACCGGAAAACGAGCGTGATCCTTTACTGGCAGAAAAAATAGAGGGTGAGCTGGCGGTGGTAATCCGTCATTTGTTGAACCGGTTTGCCGACCAGGGAGAGGCGAAGCAGCTACTTCACGAACAGCAGAAATCAGAAGAGGCGCTGACTATTAAGCGTGAGGGGGATTCGCTGGTGGACTTCTGCGGCTATCTCATGGCGTCAGTTGTCTGTGATGGCATGTTTATCGGGAACGCTGAAATAGTGCCATTCAGCCCGCGACGCTACCTGTATCACGCTTATCTGGCATACATGCGGGCCAATGGCCTTAACAAGCCGGTATCGCTGATGCGGTTCGGTACTGATATGCCTGGCGCTATGGCGGAATATGGCAAGGAATACCAGAAGCGGAAAACTAAGCAAGGGATTAGATCCAACGTCACCCTGCACGATGATTCAGAGGACTGGATGCCTACGTGCACGCCAATAACTAATGAAGAAGGAGAAAATCAAAAGTAATGGGATAAGTGTTCACCAGTATTCACCCTGTTAAAAGTGTCTTGATAACATAGGGTTAATGGGTGAACACTTACTATTAAAGTATTCACCAAGTGTTCACCCTGTTCACCTCTCTTTAAATTGTCCAAAGGTGAAGGGTATGGTGAACACTTGTGAACACCTGAAAGAATAGTATTCACCACTTAACTAATTGAATTAATGTAATAAATTTCGAAAGGTGAACAGGTGAACACTTAAATGCATATTTTTAAATTTTATAGCTCTGAATAATTTTGCCGGGCCATTAGTCCGGCATTTTTTTATCTGAATCTGATTAATCTGTTTTTCTGATAAAAATCTATTTACTTACCTGTTTTGGTGATCAATCATCATATCTACCATCAAAATTGAAAAGGTAAATACATGAAAAACGATAACGATAGCCTCAATCTTGGCGATGTTCGCGGTTGTTCGGTGCATATCGATGCTGCAACAAATCAGCGCCTTAAGCAGTACCGTTTACGATTTATCAAAGAAAATCCGGGCAAACCTGTTCCGGGTATAAATCAAATTGTGCGTCACGCTGTAAATCAGTGGCTGGATGGTGCCGAATGAAAGGCTGGTACAACATCAAAGCGGCCAGCGATGGCGCAAGCGCAACAATTCAGATTTACGAAGAGATTGGGGGCTGGGGTATTACCGCTCAGCAGTTCTCAGAAGACCTGAAAGCCCTGGGCGACATTTCCCATATCAATCTGAACATCCATTCACCCGGCGGTGATGTGTTTGACGGCATCGCTATTTACAACCTCCTGAATAAACACCCGGCAAAAATCACGGTGCATATCGATGGTCTGGCCGCCTCTATGGCGTCAGTCATTGCGATGGCCGGTGATCGTATAGTCATGCCTGAGAACGCGCTCATGATGATTCACAAGCCATGGGGCATTTCCGGTGGGAACGCCAACGACATGCGCGACTATGCCGAGTTACTGGACAAGGTTGAACACGTCCTTATCCCGGCCTATGCACGCAAAACAGGTAAGTCTGCTGAGGTGCTGGCGTCCCTGCTGGAGGACGAAACCTGGATGGATGGCCGCGAATGTGTGGCACAGGGTTTTGCAGATGAGTTACTGCCGGCTGTCAGCGCGATGGCCCGCATCGAATCAAAACGAATTGAGGATTTTGAACATATGCCAGACAACATCAAAGGGATGATCACCCAACCTAAAGGCTCCACTGGTTCCATTTTGCCGGAACAGAACCGTATCAATGGCATTAAAGATTTGTTCGCCATGGTCGGCGGTAAACATGATGTGCTGAAAATGCAGTGCCTGGAAGATGCCGAATGTACACCGGATAAAGCAAAAGACCTGCTGCTGGCCGAAATGGGGCGCGGTACCACGCCGTCCAACAAAAACACCTATACCCACATTCACGCCGGAAACGGCAACATTGTAGGGGATGGCATTCGCCAGGGGCTTAATGCCCGCCTGGGGCATGAACGCGCGGAACGCGGAAACCCCTATGCCATGATGAGTCTGTTTGAAATGGCGCAGGCGTCGCTGGTGGATCGCGGCATCAGCATCAGCGGGTTCGGCAACCGCTCGCAGATTGTAAATCTGGCCTTTACACACAGTACCAGCGACTTCTCTCATATCCTTGCTGGTGGTGCTGAAAAGTCAGTACTCACAGGCTGGCAGCAAAGCGGCGAGACTTTTCAGCAGTGGACTAAAACAGGCTCCTTGTCCAACTTCCATGAAGCCAAGCGCGTGGGCCTGAACGGATTCTCTGAGCTGGAGAAGGTCCCGGAGGGCGCGGAGTACAAGTACGTTACCACCAGTGACAACGGTGTCCCTATCGCACTGGCGACGTACGGCAACATCTTCTCTATCACCCGGCAGGCCATCATTAATGACGACCTGAGTCAGCTTTCCACCATTCCCCAGGCAATGGGGCGAGCAGCAGCGCGAACGGTTGGTAATCTTGTCTATCTGCAACTCACTGCAAACGCCAACTTCACTGATGGTAAGGCATTGTTCCATGTGGACCATAAGAACCTGATTACCAAAGGTATGGATACGGATGGACTGAACGAAGCCCGCAAATCTATGCGTCTGCAGGAGGATGCGAACGGGGATCCAATCAACGTCATCCCGGCCTACATCCTCGTACCTGCCGCGCTGGAAGGGGCAGCAAATCGCGCGGTACTTTCCTCTTCCTCCTTGTTCCCTGTGGATCAGGAAGGCACGTTGAATCAGAACCCCGGCATTATCAACGTGGTCAAGGATATGGCTCAGGTCATTGTGGAGCCACGTCTGGACAAGGCCAATAACAAACAGTGGTATGTAGCCGCCGCTCAGGGCACTGACACTATCGAGGTGGCTTATCTCGATGGTATGGATACGCCCTATCTTGAGCAGATGGACGGCTTCACGGTCGATGGTGTGGCCTGGAAGGTGCGCATTGATGCAGGCGTGGCCGCGCTGGACTATCGCGGGCTGGTCAAATCGAATGGCGCGGCGTGACGGAAAAAAGGGCGGCTTCGGTCGCCTTTTATCATTTGAGAATCACTCTCATTTGAAAAGGTACTCCTGGGCAGTCGACCTGCCACGAGGCGGCGAACTCGCGGGAAACGGCTGGTTTTCTGTATTCGTGGTCATCATCATCATCCGGCAACCTGCTGATTTAAAAGGGTGTGAAATTACAAAGAGTGGGAAAGATGATGGTTTGTATGTTTTTTGTTCGACATCATTGGCGGCGATATGAAAAGAGAGATTAGGTTAACGATTAGCGAATTGTCATACGTTACCGGGTATCACAGACAGACTATTGCCAGGCGCCTGGCCGGGATGGAACCTCTGGCGGGAAGTAGCCGTAAACGGCGAATTTATGACTTAAGGCTGGCGCTGAAACAAATTTACAGAGGTTAATATGGCACAGAGCATAGGTGATTTAGTCGTCAATCTTGACGTTGATGCCGCTAAATTTAAGGAGCAGGTTGAATATTCCAGCAAGGGGCTTAAAGGGATCGGCGAGTCTGCTAATGATGCCGCGATGCAGGTTATGCAGGCGTTCAGTCGGCAGGAGATTGCAGCAAAGAAAGCGGGCATTTCAATTGGTCAGTACAACAATGCCATGCGCATGCTACCAGCACAGATTACCGATATTACGACGCAGTTAGCTGGAGGCCAGTCGCCATTCCTGATCATGCTCCAACAGGGCGGGCAGATTAAAGACTCTTTCGGGGGCATTTCCAGCACACTTAAGGCATTTTCAGCCCTGCTTACCCCGACGCAGGTTGTTCTTGGCGTAGTCGCTGCTGCGTTTGGCACCACAGCGATGGCTGTTTATCGTGCCCGCAAGGAACTGGAGGAGGTTAGCAAGACTGTTAACGACACGCTTGGCATTACCGGAGATAGTGCTCAAAAGCTTGCATTGAATATACGTTCAATTGCTGATGCGTCGGGTGATTCTGTAAAAAATATCACCAGTATGTTTATCAGCACCAAAGACGGCGCAACCGAAGCCGAAACAAAGCTGATCTCCGTGGGATTCAGTTACCAGGAAGCCAAAGCGAAGGTGGATGCTTATAAGGGCTCTTCTGATTTTACCGCCCTCAATAATGCTATTGAGCAGCATCGACTTAAAGTACTTGGGCTTCCTGACTCCTGGAGCAAAGCCGCCGAAGGCGTTAAAAATTACTTTACGGGCGCTAACCTGGGTAAACAAAACGTTGCCCTGGGCGGTGCTATTGATCCGGCCATGAGGTTTATCGAGCAGGCAAAAGACCTGCAACAGGTGGTTGAAACGCTCCGGATCAAGGGCAATACCACCGTGAAGGAAAATATTGACCTGGTTAAAAAGCAGTTACTTTCAACCGACCGTGTGGCCGCTGCTGAGGAGAACTTAAAGCAGGCTCGCGAGCTATCCAAAAAAATAGGGGCCTCTGGTGACGCTGAGGCAATTTCAAATGCTAACAAACTGATAGCAGCCAGGGAAAAGGAACTCGAACAGGCGAAACAGCAGCGCGATAAAAAGCCCGCAGTGAAAACATCGGCAGGAGACAAGGCCGAAGATACTTCCAGTACGCAACTCATTTCCTTGCAGACTGAATTAAAGATGTTGCAGCAGCATACAGGCTTAAATGACGTCATCAGCCAGCAGCGCAAAGACCTGTGGAAAACCGAGGCTCAGTTTTCTGTACTGGAAGAGGCAGCAGGAAAGAGGAAACTCTCTAAAGAGGAAGAGTCACTGCTGGCCAGCAAAGAACGCATCCTCGCGCTTGCTCAGCAAAAAGCACTGTTAGGTGACCAGATCACCGCGCAGGAACAGCTTAACAAGCGGATGGACACCGCGACGAAATACGAAAATCAGATGTCAGCGAAACGTTCAGCATTAACCGATTCGGCGACATTAAGCGATCGCGCCGCCGGGCGTAATCTTGCGTATGCGCAACTTAAAAGCGGCTGGGAAAATGCGGGTGGTAAAACCACCGACGTTGATTATCAGCGTGAACTGACAGCATTAAACAAGTATTACGCCACTGAGGACAGCCTTCGCAGTGACTGGCTCAGCGGAGCTAAAAAGGGTTTTGCAGAATACCAGGACTCGGCGACAAACGTCTATTCAGCTATGGAGAATGCGGCGGCTGGGGCTATGAACGGCATGAGCGACATGCTTACTGATCTGACGACAACGGGGAAGGCATCCTTCAAAAGCTTTGGTGTTTCAATCCTCAAAACGATTGCTCAAATTACTAACCAGTTGCTGGTGGCCTACGCAGTCCAGAAGGCTATGGGGTGGATTACAAGTTCATCCGATGGTCCACAGGGCGGCGGCATAGGGAGCTCCAGCTTTTATGGCCCGGTTCGGGCTTGGAATGGCGGTTATATCCCTGAATATGATAGTGGTGGTTATACCGGACCTGGTGGGAAGTTTGAACCAAAAGGGATTGTGCATGGTGGTGAGTTCGTCTTCACCAAGGAGTCTACCGCACGCCTTGGTGTCGGTAATCTTTATCGCCTGATGAGGGGGTACGCCTCCGGTGGTTACGTTGGGAATACCACATCAGGGAGTCTGCAGCCAGGCGTTAACGTCTATGCGCCAGTGTCCGTTACCACGCAGCAAAGCAATCAGGGGCAACAGAGTTCGGCAAATGGTGATGCTCTTGGCCGCGCGTATCAGCAGGTCATCAATAAATCAATTCGTGAAGGCATTGCAAAAGAAATCCAGCCAGGCGGAATAATTTGGAATTTTAATAAAATGCGATAGGACTCGCTAATACTTAGAAATACTCCCTTGCGGTATCCTATGGGTATCCTAGAAAAGACTAAGGGCCTGCGATTTCTCGCAAGCCCTTGATTTTTGGTGGCCCCTGCTGGGTTTGAACCAGCGACCAAGCGATTATGAGTTCCTACCTAAATAACCTAAAATCAATGGTTTGCGTTATAAATCATTGACATAGTTTGCCAGTATTTGCCAAATGTTTGCCAATATTTGCCACTTATACCGCCATTTTATCGCCACTCATAGCCAGCGGATTAAGCTTAACGGCATCCTCTAAATGGTCAGGAGCAAAGTGTGCATATCGCATCGTCATCTTGATGTCGGTATGGCCGAGCACGCGCTGTAAGACTAAGATATTACCGCCATTCATCATGAAATGACTGGCGAAGGTATGGCGCAAAACGTGGGTAAGTTGCCCTGCAGGTAATTCGATACCTGTTCTTTCTAGTGCAGAACGGAATGCGCCATAACAATCACTGAATAACCGTCCTTTATTATCATCAGGCAGAGATTCGTAAAGTTCTTTGCTGATGGGGACGGTGCGGTTTTTTCTGCCCTTTGTGTTGGTATATGTGATTTTGTATTTCGCGAGTTGGCTTTTTTTCAAACTCTCGGCCTCAGACCATCGAGCGCCAGTAGCGAGGCAGATTCTTACCACGGTTTCTAAATCAGGATGGTCATGTCGTTTGCATTCTCCGAGTAGTAGCGAAATCTGGTCGTGAGTTAGCCAAGCCATTTCCATTTCTTCCGTTCGGAAAGGGCGCATATTTTTAAGAGGATTTTCTCCCTTCCATTCTCCGAGGCGATTTAGTTCGTTGAATACGGCACGGAAATAAGCTAACTCAAGATTAAGCGTTCTTGGTGATACTTCCTTAACCCTGTTGGATCTGGCGTAATCGCCTTTTAAACGCTTCTCGCGATAACGCGAAAACATTTGCGCATCAAAATCACGTGCGAGAGGTTCACCCATGCACTCAAATGCATGATGCATTGCTAACTTACGTTTGAGGCCATCCTTTAGGGTGATTCCATGAGCGCTATACCATGCATCGACTAATTCTTTGACTGTGCGCCTGTCTTCTTTTTCCTCTTGCCACGGGTTTTGAACGGTATATTGTTCAAAGGCCAGCGCCTCACCTTTCGTTGCGAATTTTTTTCTAATGCGCTTACCTTTTGCTCCGTTTGGATACAGTTCGCAAATCCAGCCGCCAGATGCGTTTTTACGGACTGCCATCAATTCACCTCGCTGTATACACCTACCACACGGCCAATAGTTTTTATTTCCTCAATCCCGCATTCAAATGGCACTTTTCCGCCAGCAACATGTAATTTTCTTCCGGGTAGCACTGTCAATTCTCTGATGCTGATAGCTCCCTCAACATCAACAATCCACAGGCCATCAGCTAAAGGTGCATCTTTTTCAGCGATATAGCTTTTGATTTCGGTTTTGATGCAGATAGCACTTTTTAGAGGCTTTGCGAAAAGCTCAGGGTCAATATTCAAAATGCCATTTTCAGTGAGTCGCCCTTCACTTAATGTGAATAACTGAATGCTGTAAGATGATTTTGAATGCTCCTCCGCTGTTTGTGGTCCCTGTCCAGTTAGAATCCATCGAATGTTAACTCCGGTTTCAAGGGCGCAAAATGCAGCGAAATCATAGGAGACATTGCCCCTTGTATAGCGGTTTTGTAGCGTACTGGCCGCGATGTTGAAGTGATTTGCAAGTTGGATTTTTTGCGTAAATCCGTAAACCTGACAAATCCTATCTAAAACTTCCTCGTTTGAAATATGGCTTTCAAAGTCCATAAATCGTATTCTCCTGTTGACCAATGCGAAATATCGCATTAGCATTCGATTGTTCGTGGCAAACGTTGGCAAACATTGGCAGTGTTTGGCAATCAAATGGCAAATATTGGCAAAAGGGGAATGATGCTACATGGCTTCCGAAATCGCAATCTTCAAAATCCCTGCCCCTATGGTGTCTCTGAAAGAATTCGCAGAGCTTGAAGGGGTCTCGGAACGTACCGTTTATCGCTGGACGACAGGTGATAACCCTTGCGTACCAATCGAACCACGTAAAATCCGTAAAGGCTGCAAGAAAGCCGGTGGCCCTGTTCGTATTTATTACGCTCGCTGGAAAGAAGATCAGTTGCGTAAGGCATTGGGTCATTCCCGTTTTCAACTCGTCATTGGTGCGTAATTCACTTTATGTGAATTCTAAGGATGCGACATGTTAGATTTTCGCGTTTCGTCACATGCTCATTTTGATGATGCTTGTAGAAAATTTGCCGCAACTCATAACGTCAAAGAGCTGGCGATTAAGGCTGATATCAAACCTCATACGCTTTATAACAAGCTCAACCCGGATCAGCCGCACCAGTTAACACCACGTGAGATCTGGTTACTGACCGACCTCACCGAAGACTCAACCCTCGTTGATGGCTTTCTGGCACAAATCCATTGTCTGCCATGTGTACCGGTTAACGAGTTGGCAAAGGATAAATTACAGTCCTATGTCATGCGTGCGATGAGTGAACTCGGAGAGCTGGCGAGTGGTGCGGTATCTGATGAGCGGATGACCCAGGCCAGAAGAAGCAACATGATTGAAAGTGTTAATGCGGGGATTCGCATGCTGTCGCTTTCAGCTCTCGCGTTGCAGGCTCGCCTCCAGGCTAATCCTGCGATAGCAAGCGCAGTTGATACCATGAGCGGTATCGGTGCCTCATTTGGCCTTATGTGAGGTGTCTATGCTGAAAACTGAGCCATCTTTCGCGTCACTGCTAGTCAAGCAAAGTCCCGGCATGCATTACGGTCACGGTTGGATCGCAGGCAAAGACGGCAAGCGCTGGCATCCGAACCGCTCGCAAGCTGATTTACTGGCTGGTCTCTCTATCCAAAAGCAGGGGGAATCATGGCTATCGAAGCTGTTTCCGCGACTGTTCCGTTAAAGGCGGGGGAGCGTCTGGCTGGTCTCAATCACATAGCTGAATTGCGCGCGAGATATTGGGGTGATAGCTGGAAAGAGGTTGGGCGTTTTGTCGATGATATGCGCGATAAACGTGACCCACAATTTGAAGAAAATAATCGGGCGCTGGCCGCTATTTTCTTTCTGGCAAAAATACCGGCGGCTCGTCATGAGCTCGAATTAAGTGAGCTGACTACTGACGAGAAAAAGGCGCTTATTACAGCGATGAATCATTTTCGTGCAGTGGTGAGTTTATTTCCCAAACGGCTAACCATGCCTAATTAATCCAAACAGAAATTTAATGGCGTAAACCCGCCGGGCTTCTTATTGCCCGAAATCAGGAGAGTTAATTATGCGTAATACCGAAATCCGTAGTTTTAACACTGATAGTGATGCGCTGGCCGTATTGCTGACCGATGCAAAAAAAGAAGAGCGTAAAGACCGCGCGCTTGCTGTTTCCATCCGCCTTGAGGCGCTGGCTATCCATATCACCAGAGAGGGTATGAGTGGCACAGAAGCCGCCGAACTGCTGCGACGTGAAGCCACCCGCTTTGAGAACGAATCACAGGAGCTGCATTAATGGCCGACGCTATGGATTTAGCGCAACAGCGCGAACTGGAAGACCGGGAACGCCACATCAGTAACGCGCGCAGCCGTATCGCTTCACCTTCCCGTTTTCTCTGCGAAGAATGTGACATACCCATCCCGGAAGCCCGGCGCATTGCGATTCCCGGCGTGACCTTTTGTGTGACCTGTCAGGAGGTCACGGAACTGAAATCTAAACATTATCGGGGGGTATGAATTGGCGGTTCAGTTCGCTTATCCGTGGAATACTCCCCGGTCAGCAATAGCCAGTCCGTATCTTACCTATGAGCAACAGCACCGCCGCGACCGTATGTTCGCGGCTTTGCTGCATGCGAGAAAGATGCTTTCTCTCCAGCCTGAATGTGTGCGTTTCGATATTTCCCGCACTGCTGCAATGCTGGAGCAAAATCAGGGCAGTCAACGAGCCAATGCCTTTTTAATCAGCTTTTGCAAAAAGGCATTGCCGCGTCTGGAACTGGTCGCAAAAAAATACGAGTGCGCAGGTATTAACAGCAACGTATCAGCCACTGTTTTCGGTGGTCATTTTGATACCCGGCTAATGCAATATCTGGCATCACGCATGGTCAATATGGTCGCCAGATATAACCGGCTACCGGATATGTCGCGCGCCGATATTGAGTTGCTGGCCGCTGATATTGCTAATTTCATTCGCGCTGAATTAGCAGAGCATGACGACGCTGATTCTGAACTTGGGGAGCTGGCAACTTTACATGGCTGGTACATGCGCGCAGGACTGATAGCACTGCAATTCGGCGTTACCCCGCCGCATTGGGCGGGACTGACAACAAAATACTTTGACCAGGACAAGGCCGCGCCGGCCATCATGCGCATGTTCAGCGATGTATGGTGGCGTGGTCGTTTACGCCGTGTTGCTGCGTCATGGCGGGAGCATCTGCAAATTGCAATCGGCAACGTCAGCAAGAAAAAACACGCCTACGCGAGTAAAAATTGCGTGACAGACTGGCGCGAGCAGAAGCGCCGTACACGCGAATTTCTCAAGGGGCTGGAGCTCGAGGACGAAGACGGCAACCGCATCAGCCTGATTGAAAAATACGACGGCTCGGTCGCTAATCCGGCAATACGCCGCTGCGAGCTGATGACCCGCATCCGTGGGTTTGAAAATATCTGCAATGAACTCGGTTATGTCGGGGAGTTTTACACTCTGACAGCGCCGTCTAAATATCACGCCACTACAAAAGCGGGCTACCGTAACAGCAAATGGAACGGAGCCAGCCCCTCGGATACGCAAAGTTATCTCACCGGCCTTTGGGCGCGCATTCGTGCCAAGCTACACCGTGAAGAAATCCGCATTTTTGGCATACGCGTTGCCGAACCTCATCACGACGGGACACCTCACTGGCACATGCTTATGTTCATGTTGCCGGAAGATGTCGAGCGTGTGCGCCACATCATTCGCGATTATGCGTGGGAGGAAGACCGCCACGAACTGAGAAGTGATAAAGCCAAAAAGGCGCGTTTTCATGCCGAGGCCATCGACCCGGAAAAGGGCAGCGCTACCGGCTATGTCGCTAAATACATTTCTAAAAATATCGACGGCTATGCTCTTGATGGTGAAACCGATGACGAAAGTGGTGAGCTACTGAAAGAGTCTGCCCCTGCCGTTTCAGCATGGGCGGCTCGCTGGCACATTCGGCAATTCCAGTTTATTGGCGGTGCGCCTGTAACGGTCTACCGCGAATTGCGTCGTCTGGCTGACACCGAAACCGCCCACGGTCTAAGCGTAGAGTTTGCCGCCGTACATGATGCTGCTGATGCCGGTGACTGGGCGGGCTATGTCAATGCGCAGGGCGGCGCGTTTGTCCGTCGTGATGATTTGCAGGTACGCACGTTGTATGAGCCCCGCACCGGGTTTAACCAATATGGTGAGGAAACTGTCTGCATTCGCGGTGTGTACGATTCCGCTGTTGGCGCAGGAACCCCGATTTTAACCCGGCTCAAGCAGTGGAAAATTGTGCCGAAGCGTGCCGTTGATTTGGCCGTTGACGTTAAGGGCGCTCCTGCGCCCTCTCGGAGTTCTGTCAATAACTGTACGGGGAGCGAAAGCGACCCACTGAAACTCGATTTAACAAAACCCTTAAGTCGAAGTGAAAAACGTGAACTGACGAACCGACTCAGGAAGCAAAAGCCAGCAATACGGCGAAAATTTATCCACGGAACGGATGCGCAAAGCGTCGCCATAGTGAAGACTATTGACGAGATACATTTAACAACCGGTATCACTATCAGCCGGGGCGAAGCCTTGCATCTGATGGCGGGGGGGAAAAGTAGCTTTAACGGCAAATGGCTATGCGGAACGGCAAAAGGAGAAATTTTTTCAGCGGCTCCATCTTATCAGTCTAAGGCCCGGAAAATCCTCAATCGTGTTGCGGTTCTGACTGGACTGGTAACGAAAATGTAGCCATTAATATTCATCCATATCATGTACATACAGGGCATTTAACTGTAATTTTTTTCTTCACACCTTTTGCTAATACGTTATACTGTATGTTTATACAGTATCTCGTGGTGGAGGTTATGTGGAAAGAGAACTAAAAGAGCACGTTATGATTGAGCGAGTCGAAATGATTGCGCGTCTGACTGCTGAGAGTACTTGTCAGGAAAGAGACCGAGAAATTGCATTGAATCTAATTGCGGAAATAGCAAGAGGCAACCTAATGAAAAATAATAATTTTTCTGTTGTTTTTTCCGCTCAGCCTGTTGGGAAACGATTAAAAAAAGATGGTGAAGTGCGGGTAAATATCACGTTGGATAAAGACCAAGAAATTGAGGATAATGCAGTAAATGCTTTTAAATCAGAACTTACACGGCGTGTTCAGTCCGTTTTTCCTTCGACACGCATTATTGTTAAGAAAGGTTCGATGGCAGGTGTGGAGCTTACCGGCTTTGACAAAGAATCTGATCGCGAAGCATTAGGCAATATTCTCCAACAAGTCTGGGAAGATGATAGCTGGCGATAAGATTTAAATACTCTGTCATGACAAGAATCTGACTAATGCAGGCAATTTTTATAATTGCCTGCATTTATATTAAAAATGATCATTATTGAATTGCTTTTTTTAATGCATTATATAATAAATTGGAGAATTCTCTCTCGTGTTTTACTTCTATATATGCCATTGCATTTCTAAATAATCTAAATTTACCGCTATATTCAGGGGTTGATATGGATGCGCTTAACCTATCAATTCTTGTTTTTTGTGGTAATAATTCATTATGATAATAATTAAGTAGGTCTTTGCTGCTTGTAATTTGCATTTTTGCAAGAGCATATTCAGAAACTTGGATCTGAGATGCGTCAATTTGATGAATGGTTATTAATTGTTCCTGCATTATTTCTTTTACCCATCTGAATGGTTCAATTACAATTTCTTCCATGCTTGTTCCGAAGCCTAAATTTCTCACTAAAGCATTTGCAAAAGGTTTTAGGGTTCGAGGTGGGTTAACTATCACTGCAATTGGGTAACTATCTTCATTGAACAAAAATTCTGTGACTTTATATTCTATGCGCTCAATAATGTTCTCTTCACCATATAGAGATAATATTTTATCTTCATAAATAACTTTCTCTACAAATTTTCCATTTAGCTGATCACTTCTTACTTTATTAAGTATAAAACCTCGTCCTTTTTCTTCGGTAAAAGAATCACCAGAAAGTTTTTCCGCCATGGTACTCATGGGGAAAGGTGATTCTATTCTCAACCATTTAACTTTCCTCATAATAATAACCTCATTTTTTCTTTATAGCATTGTAAGCGTTCATGGCGGCACTTTCAATCATAAGACTAATTGACTTCTTTTCCAAATCGCTAGCAGCACGAGTAGTTATGTTATACTTGTCATTTCTGTAATTATTAATGCCTTTAATTTGATATGAAAAATCATTGCAAAGATCAGCATTTTTGAAAAAAGCCTCGATCTGAATTCTATCGCCTTGAATAACCACTGGCTTCGACGCCCATGATATTCGGCTAATATAATATCCCTTACGATGGAGTTGAGCAAATATAGCGGATGAATCTACTGCTGCACCTTTTAGAAGAACTTTTTTAACAAAACTTGTATCTATTTCTGCATCGTCATCATTATTTTCTACCCCATCCAGCTTAATTCTATTAAGCTCTACGTTCGTTACATCATCAACTTCATAACCATCAAGTCCATTTATCAATTCTCTAAAAAATTGACTTCTTAGTTCTGGTTCAACGATCGCTTCTAAACTTAACTCAAACCTTTCGACTGGTTTATCTGCTATGTTTGTCAGTTCCTTTTGTAAGAGGTTTACAAGATCTTTGGATTTCTGTATTTGTGGCATACGAATATCTACGCCATCGTCACTTATTTTTAACTCTAAACTTAAACTTCTTTTATCTATTTGTCTTAACTCTGTTCTTGATAAATCTAAATCCTCATAATCTAATTCGATATCAATTGAGCCATCCTTTTTAGTTCTTATTACGAGTTTTTCAGATTTTGAAGCGTAGTATTTTTTTACGGCTTCTGCTGCTTTTTTTATTTCTTCTTGTGTGAAAATAGTGTCAAGCTTTGCATATGTGCTGCTTTCCCGTTTATCATATGTTTGCACCAATTCTTTAATTTTCATAAGGTCTGAATAACAAAGTGGCAAACGACATACTTCGTCAATTAATAATTCTTTATCTAATTCATTCGATACAATAATGCCTTTTGCGAAAAGCATATCATGAAGAATTGTTGCTGTGACTCTTTTATGATGTAATGCATCAAAGATATTTTTATCTGTTGCATAGTATAGGTTTTTATTCTTCATTTGTGCGTTGCTCCATGCCAATTTCTTCCAGATTAAAATCTGTTACTTTTTTAGGGATAATTTTCAAATCCATTTGCCCAAACAAACGATCTTCCTCGCCAGCTAACCAATGAGCGCTATATTTTCGCTTCGCTCTCTCGAAGTTATGAGGGGCATTCTCATCTGGATTTATATGCGACATCCTTATTCTTATTTTTTTACCCTGGGTGAGTATTTGAAAGCTTGAAAGCATATCGAAGAAATAAACAAATTCTTCTGCACTTGTTCCTGGTTGGTTATAATAAATTAAATACCCTTCTTCTTTTTTGTTTTTTCCCCACCAAAAACTATCATGCTTAATTATTATATAGGAGGAAGTAATCATTTCTATAGTAGCTGCTGTTTTAGCAGTAACTGGATGCTTGATTCTTGTTAGATAAAGATCAGGATAGTAATAAATGAATTCATCAGGATGAGGTAGGTTACCTGTGCCTATCTGAGAAGTAATATCTGATGATATATTTATCAAGTCACATATTTGAAAAGGATTTAACATGTGGAGTTTTGCACTGCTATTATTTATTATTTTTTTTAAATCAATCTTGCTCATTATGTCTTCGTGAAAATCTTTATCATAAAGATGATCATGATTATACAAAAATAAAAGACCTCTAACGTTATAACCTAATGAATCATCCTCAACATATTTATTTTGCCATTCATCACTTGTATTTGCGCATTCAACTGCAAGAACTAATGAAGTGAGAGCTTCCTCAACTTTACCCTTTTTTACGGAGTTTACACCGTAACTCTTTAAGTCGGTATTTAGATAAACCACTTCCTCCTCATAAGGGTCTATGTAATAAAATACTACGTCACTTGGATGAGTTTTTTTTGAGTGAGCTTGAATGCAACAGTTATAATTCATATCCTCACGTTTCGGTCGTTTCCATTTGAAAACACTCAGGATTTCATCTGATATCTTGCTTGCTGTGCGTTGAATAGCAGCCATTTCTCCGGACATGATGTGATCTCCATCCATTTTAGAATTATTCAGTTACAAAATTACAACTTCATAGGCGAAAAATGAAACGATTTTTTTTGCTTTCCTCGCCTGCATTTCACTTATCGCATGTATTTGCATTAGAAAATTCCGTCTAATTTACCAAGGCCAAGTCAACTGTGACGTGGCTTGGCTGCCTTTATGCACTTGCATTCATACCGACCCATAAAGCGGGCAGGCGAGGCGGGGAAAGCACTGCGCGCCAAGGCGGTTATTATTTTATTTTTTCCGTGCCTGCGCGGGCGCATCCTGCGTCAGGATGATGTGAGGTTTTCGGGGGCGTGGAGTGAAGGGAGCGCGGCGTGTAGGGGCGCTGAGGCGTTCTGGTGGGAAGTATGAAAAAGCCGCCATCAGGCGGCCATTAGTGTCTACTCGTCTTTGTCATCCAGGCTGTATTTTTCGAATCGGATGATTTCCTCGCCAGCCCATTCGTTGAGTTCAAGAAACCGCGCTTGCAGCGGCTTGAGTTCGTTGCGCACAAACACCTTTGCCACCTTTTCAACGTCACCAATAGAGCCCGCCGTCTCGGGCTTGGCTCCCATCAACTGGAACGGGACGCGGTGCGCATCGAGCAGGTCAGCAGCGCTGACTTTCTTGATATTGAAAAAATCATCCTTGGTCGCCACTTCTGACAATGGCACAATTTTAATACCGTCGGCCTTTCCGTTCGGCGCGTAGAAAAACAGGTTCTTAAAATTGCCGAGCCCTTTTGAGTCCCGCATCGCCTTTCGCAATGCTTCAACATCGGTGCTACTTTGCGCCGCATCCGTCACGTACATGATGTAACCCGCATGTGCGCCGTTCTGATAATATTTGCGGCGAAAAAGCGTTGCCGCCTCATTCAGCCAGGCCGAATTAAGTGCGCTGATATATTCCGGCATTCCGTAAAGCTCCTGGTTAATGTCAGGCTCCAGCAGGTGAAAGACTGACCCCGGCGCAAACTGGTGCGGCTGTGTGAAATTCTGAATAAACCAGTAAGTGTCCTCCTCCACTCCCCGGCGTGTATATTTCGCCGGTGAGGTTTCATATTTAACCGGCCTGCCTGACAGGCTAAGCCTTGTCTCAATAAATGCGTTACCGAAAACAATATAATCCAGCGCAAAGCGACTAAAATTCTGACGTGAAAGGCGCTCGTGCGGGACAAATGTCGATACCAGGATGTTGCGCTTAACGTACATCGGCGAGCTGTGGTGAACGGCGGCGCGCATGCTTTTCGCCAGCCCGGAGAAACTCAGCGGCGGCTCGTACCACTGGCCGTTATCAATGCATTCCACATAATCAAGAATTTCGCGTTTATCCAGCACCGGCACCGGTTCACCGAAGGTAAATGCCTCCATGCTTTGCGCGGGTGCGGCGGTATGCTGGCGCGCCACCGGAGGGGATTTGCGTTTTTTATTTTTACTCATCAGTTAAATTCCAGAATGGAGGAGGATGGCTGGCCGGTCGCGGCGGTCAGCGGTTCGTTAATCAGTACGTGCATGGTGGCCCAGGCTAAATCCGCGTGGCTGGCTTCCTCGGTGCGGCTGGCCTCATAGGTGGCGCTGCGCCCGCTGCTGGTCATGGTTTTACGAATGGACATAAACGACTGTGTGATGTCGGTCGCACTCACATCGTATTCCAGGCAACCGCGCGTGATGGTGTCTTTCGCCTTGAGCACCATTGCGGTTTTCATTTCCGGGGTGTAGCGGATATCGCGGGCAGCGGGATAGAACGATCGCACAAGCTGAAACACACCCTGACCGAGCCCGGTTGCGTCAATGCCTATGTATTCCACGTTGTATTTTTGCGTGAGCTCGCGGATAGATTCTGCCTGTGTCGCGAAATCCATCCCTTTCCACTGATGGCGCTCCAGAATGCGGAACTTGCCACCGGCAATCACAGGCGGCGCGATAACCACGCAACCGGCGCTGTCGCCACGGTGTGACGGGTCGTAACCAATCCACACCACGCGATGCCCGAATGGCCGGTCGGCGAACGGGGCGAAGTCTTCCCATTCCTCCATGCTGTCGACCATGCAGCGTTGCAATTCCTCGAACGGGAATACCGACGCTTTATCATCAACAAACTCGCACATAAACAGGTTGCGGAAATCATCAGCGCTGTTTTCACGGCGCAGAGCATCCAGGTCAAACAGCGTACAGCCACCGGCGAGCGCGTCCTCAATGGTGACAATCTGCCGCCACTGACCATCCGCGCACGCCACGCCGCGCGCTAACGCCGCATGGCTGATATCAATATCAACCCGCTCGCTGGCGCTGGCGCGCCCCCGGTTAAACAGGTCTCCAGACCAGAACGGGTAAGCGCCGTGACCGAGTGATGAAGGAGTCGAAAAATAGGTTGTGCGCAGGTGTTTCTGTGACGCCATCCCGGATGCCACTTTGCGCAGTCTCTGAAAGTTGGGTATCCAGAAAATTTCATCGACATACAGGTCGCCGTTATGGCTCTGTGCGGTGTTGGAATTGGTGCCGAGAAATAACAGCTCTGCACCGTTGTTACCGATGACAATCGGGTCACCGGTCAGGTCAACGTCAACCAGACGGGCAAAGGCGATGATGTATTTTCGGAATACATATGCCTGTGTTTTGGACGCGGATAAAAATATCTGGTTATGGCCGGTTTTCAGCGCGCGTAACAGCGCTTCACGGGCAAAGTAAAATGTCGCACCAATCTGACGCGATTTGAGAATGTGCCGGATACGGTGCTCAAGCCCGGCCTTATGCCATCCGAGCTGATAGGCGAAAGACTGGTCAAAGAAAATTTCCTCCAGCTTTTCGACAGCCTTCTCACTGAAAAAATTCTTTTTCGGTTTTTTGCGATCTCCCTTATTGCGGTTGGCCACGTTCGGATTGAGATCGGCCTCATTGCCCGTCTGGCCATAGCGGTTAATACGTGCAAAGCGTTCCATCTGGCGCGCCAGAAAATCGGCGACTTTGAAGTCGTGCGCGGTCATATCCGGTTTAGCGTAAAGCTGGATTAACCGTGCCTCCAGCGTATTTTCCACGCGGTTTAATGGCGCGGTTTCGTCCCAGCCATCGCGCTGTTTCCAGCTTTGCACCGTCGGGCGTTTGGTCTGCAACATTTCCGCGATTTGCGGCACGGAAAATCCCTGCCAGTAGAGCAGAGCCGCCTGGCGTCGCGGGTCATTTAAAAGTGTCGTGTCGGTGGTGATGGTCATGAATGCCTCGCCGTTGTTGATACATGGCAAGGCTACTTAAGCGGGGGCTGTGATTCGCTAACGTGCTGATGTGTGGGAAGTAAGCCATCCAGGATTGATAGCGGCTGACCGTCTGAGTCGGGAAACTACCCCTGACAAAAACGTGAATCCTTCACACTCAATCAGGACTCCTGACGATGGCAAAAAAAGTTTCAAAATTCTTTCGTATCGGCGTAGAGGGCGACACCTGTGATGGTCGTGTCATCAGCGCGTCGGATATTCAGGAAATGGCCGACAGCTTTGACCCGCGTGTCTATGGTTGTCGCATTAATCTCGAACATCTGCGCGGTCTTCTCCCGGATGGTGCTTTTGCCCGTTATGGCGACGTGGTGGAACTCAAAGCGGAGAAAATCGAAGACGATTCCGCGCTTAACGGCAAGCTGGCACTGTTTGGCAAAATTGCCCCACTCGACACGCTGGTTGATATGGTGGCGAAAGGCCAGAAAGTTTATACCTCAATGGAAATTCAGCCGAACTTTGCCAACAGCGGAAAATGCTATCTGGTTGGCCTGGCCGTGACTGATGACCCGGCGAGCCTCGGCACTGAATATCTGGAATTCTGCCGCACCGCGAAACACAACCCGCTCCAGCGCTTCAAGGCCAGCCCGGAAAATCTTTTCTCTGTTGCCACCCTGGCTGAACTGGAATTCGAAGACGCCCCCGAAACCCTGCTGAACAAGCTGACCGACTCGGTAAAAGCCATTTTCAGCCGTCGCCAGTCTTCTGATGATGCCCGTTTTAACGACGTCCACGAAGCCGTGACCACTATCGCCGAGCGTGTGCAGACGAGCAATGACACCGCTGAAACGCGTTTCGCCTCGCTGGAAGCCGACCTTGCCGCGCTAAAGCAAAACGTGACCGATGAAGCAACAAAAACAAGCGAACAGTTCAGCACGATCACTGCCACCCTGGACAAAACACCCGGCCATACCCAGCCGCGCCGGAAACTGAGCACCGGCGGTGATGGTGCGGGTGCAACCCTGACCGACTGCTAACCGGCCTCCCCTTTTCAGAACAGGAATACAGACACAATGCGTAAAGAAACCCGTTTTAAATATAATGCGTACCTGAGCCGCCTTGCTGAGCTGAACGGCGTCGGCGTTGAAGACCTCAGCAAAAAATTCAGCGTAGAGCCGTCGGTGACGCAAACGCTGTTTGACAAAATCCAGCAGTCCTCATCTTTTCTCCAGCAAATTAATATGGTTGTGGTGCGCGAGCTGACCGAGGAAAAAGTCGGCATCGACGTTAATGGCACGATTGCGAGTACTGCCGACACGGCGAATGGCGTGGAGCGTAAGACCGCTGATTTTTCAAAAATGGATGCGTACCGCTATTTCTGCCATCCGGTGAATTTCGATTATCACCTCAGCTATAACAAGCTCGACCTGTGGGCGCGTTTTCAGGATTTTCAGATCCGTATCCGCAACGCCATCATCAAGCGTCAGGCGCTGGATTACATCACCATTGGCTTTAACGGTGTCAGCCGTGCGGCAACGTCTGACCGCAAGACCCATCCCCTGTTACAGGATGTGGCTGTCGGCTGGTTGCAGAAGTACCGCGAAGATGCGCCGGAACGCGTCATGAGCAAGGTTGTTGATGATGACGGCAAGGTTATTTCTGAGAAAGTCACCGTCGGCAAAAAAGGCGCGTACAAAAATCTCGACGCGCTGGTTATGGATGCGCACGAATCACTGATTGCCGAAATTCACCGCGAAAATCCGGAAATGGTGGTCATTTGCGGTCGTCGTATCCTGACCGACAAATATTTCCCGATGATCAATAAATTCCAGGCTAACAGCGAACAACTGGCCGGAGAGCTGATTATCAGCCAGAAAACCATCGGCCAGTTACAGGCCGTGCGCGCGCCGTATTTCCCGGCCAACAGCATTTTCATTACCACGCTCGATAACCTGTCTATTTATCTGTACGAAGACGGGCACCGCCGCCACATCGTCGAAAACCCGAAGCTCGACCAGGTGGAAAACTACGAGCAGGTAAAAGTAGATTTCGTGATTGAAGATTACGAAGCCGGTTGCCTGATTGAAAACATCGACATTCTGGAGCAGGACGACAACGACACCCCGGAAGCGGATACCGTGAAAATGATCGCGGCTGAACTGGCCGGAGCCATTAAATCACTGGTAGCAGCGCCAGCGACCAGCAACGGCACGGGAGCCTAACCAATGGCGAGCCCCGCACAGCGTCACGCGATGCGGGTCTCGGCCATGACGGCATCGCGGCGGGAAGATAACCCGCTGCGTCATGCCACCCCTTATGAGCAGATGCTCATCAAGCTGGCCGCAGACCGCAGAGCGTTAAAAGAAATCCATTCAAAAGAGCGCAAGGCAGAAAAAAAGCGCGAACTGTTGCCGTTTTATCTGCCCTGGGTGACGGGTGTGCTGGAGAACGGCACCGGCACGCAGGATGCCATTTTAATGACGGTCATGTTGTGGCGTCTCGATGCCGGGGATATTCCCGGCGCGCTGGACATTGCCCGCTACGCACTACGTTACAACCTGTCGATGCCGGAAAATCATCACCGCACCGCGCCTTATATGCTGGCCGAAGAGGTGGCGCTCGCCGCACTGCGAGCCCGTGATGCCGGTCAGCCGGTGGACGCGGCGATCCTTCTGGACACCATCAACCTGACTGGCACCGCCGATATGCCCGATGAGGTGCGCGCCCGACTGTATAAGGTCACCGGGCTGACACTGCGTGATGCCGGTCAGCTCACTGAGGCCATGACGCATCTGCAACGTGCGAACCAGCTCGACCGCAACGCCGGAGTGCGGAAGGACATTGAGCGCCTCACGCGCGAACTGAATCCAAAACCTGTTGCCGCAAAGCCCGCGTCAAAAACGCCCGCGAAAACCGCACAGCAGAAAAAAACAGTAACGCCGGTGAAACGCGGGCGGGGTCGCCCCCGCAAGGTCACCGGTTAAAAGAATGCGCCCCGCGCCAGGGCGGCACGCCGGTCAATGAAGGTGTTTCACCTTATCAGCGACCGGCGTCCACCGCCCACCTTTTCAGAGGTAGTGATGACGACAGTGATTGTTAATAAAAGTGAAGCAGCAACCCCAGCGGGCACGGTTGTTATTCCCGCGCCAGCGGGTGATGAACCGGTCATTAAAAACACGTTTTTCTTTCCCGATATCGACCCGAAGCGCGTGCGTGATCTTATGCGTCTTGAGCAGACCATTGCCCCGGCGCGTCTGCGCAATGCCATCAAAACCGGCATTGCTGAGACTAACGCAGAGCTTTACGAGTATCGCGACAGCCAGATTAAGGCGGGGTTTGCGCGACTGGTGGATGTTCCCTCGGATGAAATCGACGGCGAGAGTACGCGGGTTTTTCACTACGAGCGCGCCGTCTGCGCGATGGCAACCGCCACCCTTTACGAGCGTTATCGCGGCGTGGATGCGAGCGCCAGAGGCGACAAAAAAGCCGACAGCATTGATACCACGATAGATGAGCTGTGGCGGGACATGCGCTGGTCAGTGGCGCGTATACAGGACAAGCCCCGCTGTATCGTGGGTCAAATCTGATGCGGATTAACGCACAACAGGGTGACACCCTTGATGTTATCTGCGCCCGGTATTACGGGCGCACTGAGGGGGTATTCGAAACGGTGCTCGCGGCTAATCCGGGACTGGCTGAACTGGGCGCGGTGCTGCCTCATGGCACAGCGGTAGAACTGCCCGAAATACAGACCTCAGCGGTACGGGAAGCGGTGAATTTATGGGACTGAGTATGGAAAAAATCACCTCATCACTGGCGTACTGGATAAGTGTGGCGCTCACCTTTTTTGGTGCAATGACACCGCAGGATTTCGCCGCGTATTTCGGTGCGTTGGGTGTGGTGCTGACGGTCGGTGTTAACTGGTATTACCGACGCAAAAGCTACGCCCTGTTAGCACTCCAGCTTAAACAGAGCCGTCTTACCGGGGAGGCAATGAGCAATGTCATCAATCGTTAAGCGTTGCAGTGTGGCCGCCGTGCTGGCGCTGGCGGCACTGGTGCCTGATTTTCGTTTACTCCATACCTCGCCGGATGGTCTTGCCCTGATTGCAGACCTTGAGGGGTGTCGTCTTCGCCCCTACCAGTGCAGTGCGGGGGTATGGACATCAGGCATCGGCCACACTGCCGGGGTCACACCGAAGCGGGATATTACAGAGCGGGAAGCGGCGCAAAATCTGGTTGCAGATGTGCTGAATGTTGAGCGTCGTCTGGCGGTCTGTGCGCCGGTGGATATGCCGCCACGCGTCTATGATGCCGTGGTCAGTTTTGCCTTTAACGTCGGCACCGGTGCCGCATGTAAGTCCACGCTGGTTTACTTCCTGAACCAGAAAAAATGGAAACAGGCATGTGACCAGCTCCCACGCTGGATTTATATCGATGGCGTCAGAAATACCGGGCTGGAAAATCGCCGCAAGCGGGAGCTGGTCTGGTGTATGAAAGGAGTAAACCAGTGAAAATACGTTTAATTGTACCGGCTGTTAATGTGTTGACCGGCCTGATGCTGACGCTGGGTTTAATTTACCCGAACAGTATGGCGGTCAACTTTATTGTCATCCATACGCTATTTATCTGCCTGGCCTGTTTCGCTGGCGGCCTCACGGGGGCGGTGGCGTCTGAATACTGGTTAATGTACTGGCGCGACGGTGCTGTCGACACTCTTTATTATGCTGCGCTGATTGTGAGTCTTATTTTCTTTCACAAATTGCCCGCCCACCGGAAATTCTGTTCGATTCTGATTCTGGCATTCACCTTTCCCTGTCTTATTTCTGGCGGACATCTCCTTTTAGGTCTGTTTTTTCTGACCTGCCTCGCGGGATTTATGGCAGTGCGCGCCTCGTATTGTCAGCGCATCAGGGGGGCTGGCCTGTGTCGAGACTTATGATGATTTTAATTGCTGTCCTGCTGCTAATTGCCGGGGTGCTGTGGCTGCGTCATGAAAACGGCAATCTTACCCGCTCACTGGAAAAGGCAAACCGTGTCGCCAGCGAGCAGAAAACGACGATTGGGATGCTGAAAAACCAGCTCAATGTTGCCACTGACCGTGCGGATAAAAACGAGCGGGCACAGGTGGATATGCGCCGGAAACTGGACGCCGCCACACAACGTGAAGCGGAACGGGAAAAGACCATCAAGAGGTTACTTAATGAAAATGACGAGTTTCGCCGCTGGTATGGCGCTCTGCTTCCTGATGCTGTGCGCCGGTTGCACTACCGCGCCGCCTGTGCCGACGCCGGTGATTGTCTACAGCGGTTGCCCGAAAGTGAGCCTGTGCCCGATGCCGGGAAGTGATCCACAGACGAACGGCGACTTAAGTGATGATATTCGACACCTTGAGCGCGCGCTGGAGAGTTGCGCACTACAGGTGAAAACCGTCAAACAATGCCAGGATGAATTAGATGCTGAAACCCGACAGCCTGCGAAAAGCCCTGACTGATGCCGCGCCAGTGCTGGCAGCTAACCCCGACATGCTGCGCCTTTACGTTGATGGCGGCAACATCGCCGCCACGCTGGCGACGTCGCTGTCGTTTGAAAAGCAGTACACGCTTAATGTGATCGTGACCGACTTTACCGGTGATTTTGATTTGATCCTTGTGCCGGTGCTTGCATGGCTGCGTGAGCATCAGCCCGATATTCTCAGTACCGACACCGGTCAGAAAAAAGGTTTCACTTTTGAGGCTGATATTAACAGTGACAGCAGTTTCGATATCAGCATCAGTCTGTTACTCACTGAGCGAACACTTGTTGATGAGGTAGGTGCGGCGCTTCATGTCCGTTGTATCCCGGAGCCATCGCTGCCGGAGCCTGTAACCCGCCCTGTCGAGCTCTATATCAAGGGTGAACTGGTGAGTAAATGGGATGAGTGAATTTAAACCCCTGGAGGATAAACTCGCAGGACTGCTTGCGGCTCTGTCACCCGCAGGCCGTCGCCGTCTGACTGTCGATATTGCGAAGAAGCTGCGCCAGCAACAGCAACAACGCATTAAAACGCAGAAAGCACCTGATGGAACCGCTTATGCAGTACGCAAACGTCAGCCGCTGCGTGCCAGAAAGGGACGCATTAAGCGGGAGATGTTCGCGAAGTTGCGCACAAATCGCTTTATGAAGGCCAGCGGCAACGACAGTGAGGCGGTGGTTGCATTTACCGGGAAGGTACAGCGCATTGCGCGGGTGCATCAGTTCGGCCTCAAAGACAGACCGGGGCGTAACCGGGAGGAAGTGCCGTATCCTGAACGTCAGTTGCTGGGCTTTTCTCCTGACGATATGCGGCTCATCGAAAACCTGATTATTGACCATCTTGCCGAAAAATAGCTGTGCCATTTCTGACATAACCACTTCACATTGCTGCCGGATTCGTCCGGCGGCATCCTGCCAGTATGAAAACACTCGCAACCCTGAATGAACTTGCCCGCGCTATCCGCAATCTGGTGCGTACCGGCGTTGTCGTCGAAATCGACCTCAATGCGGGGCGCTGCCGTGTGCAGACCGGCGGCATCATTACCGACTGGCTCCAGTGGCTGACACAGCGTGCCGGTCGCTCTCGAACATGGTGGGCTCCGTCCCTCGGTGAGCAGGTGCTCATACTGGCTGTCGGCGGTGAACTGGATACTGCTTTTGTACTGCCAGGCATTTTCTCTGATGACCATCCCGCGCCGTCTGCCTCGGCGGATGCCTTGCATATTGCTTTCCCTGATGGTGCGGTCATTGAGTACGAACCGGAAACCAGTGCCCTGACGGTCAGCGGCATAAAAACCGCTGACGTGACAGCATCAGAGTCTATTACTGCCACGGTGCCGGTGGTGCTGGTAAAAGCGGCGGAGCGTATCACTCTGGACACCCCGGAGGTGGTCTGTACCAACAAACTGACCACCGCCACCCTTGAAGTGAAGAAAGGCGGCACTATGCGCGGCAACATCGCGCACACCGGCGGCACATTTACATCGAACGGCGTGCAGGTCGATGACCATGATCACGGCGGCGTGCAAAGAGGTGGTGACTGGACGGAGGGCACCAAATGACAGCACGCTATATCGGTATGAGCCGCAGCACCGGCAGGACAATCACCGACGCGGAACACATCAGCCAGAGCGTGAGCGATATTCTGCGCACGCCTGTCGGGTCGAGGGTGATGCGCCGTGAATACGGGTCTTTGCTGTCGGCCATGATTGACCAGCCACAGACACCCGCACTGGAGCTGCAAATCAAAGTCGCCTGTTATATGGCGGTGCTGAAATGGGAGCCGAGAATTACCCTCAGCGCGGTTACTACTGAGCGTCATTTTGATGGCCGCATGGTGGTCAACCTGACCGGCTCAGTGACCAGTACCGGCGACGCCATTTCGTTAACCCTTCCTGTGAGTTGAAACCATGCCCATTGTTGATTTGAGCCAGCTCCCCGCCCCGGATGTGGTGGAAACACTGGACTACGAGACCATTCTGGCAGAGCGAAAGGCGACCTTTATTTCGCTGTATCCCCCGGAGCAACAACAGGCCGTAGCCCGCACACTGTTACTGGAGTCAGAGCCGATTGTTAAGCTCCTGGAGGAAAACGCCTACCGTGAGGTTATCTGGCGTCAGCGGGTCAATGAGGCGGCACGGGCGGTGATGCTGGCCTATGCCGAAAAAACGGATCTGGATGTGCTCGGCGGTAATTTTAATGTCGCGCGGCTCGTTGTGACCCCTGCCGACGATACGTCCATTCCGCCGGTGCCTGCCGTCATGGAATCTGACACGGATTATCGTCTGCGTATTCAACAGGCGTTTGAAGGGCTGAGCGTCGCCGGTTCTGTGGGGGCGTATGAATATCATGGTCGCAGCGCCGACGGGCGTGTTGCTGACATATCGGTGACCAGCCCGTCGCCGTCCTGCGTGACTATTTCCGTGCTGTCACGTGAAAACAATGGCATCGCGTCTGATGAATTGCTCGCGGTGGTTCGCAATGCCCTGAATGCCGAGGATGTCAGGCCTGTCGCTGACAGGGTGACGGTGCAATCCGCTGACATTGTGGATTATCAGATTGACGCCACGCTTTATCTTTATCCCGGCCCCGAAAGTGAGCCCATCCGCGCCGCTGCCGTGAAAAATCTGGAGGCCTATATCAGCGCACAGCACCGCCTCGGGCGTGATATTCGCCTTTCTGCCATCTATGCGGCATTACATGTCGTGGGTGTGCAGCGCGTGGAACTGGCCGCACCACATGCCGATATCGTACTCGACAACACGCAGGCGTCATTCTGTACACGCTACACCATCGCGGTAGGGGGTGCTGATGAATGATTCACGCCTGTTGCCGGTGGGTTCCTCGCCACTGGAGGTGGCCGCCGCCCGCGCCTGTGCGGAAATCGAAAAAACGCCCGTCAGTCTTCGTACCCTGTGGAATCCTGACACCTGTCCGGCAAACCTGTTGCCGTGGCTGGCCTGGGCGTTTTCCGTTGACCGGTGGGATGAAAAGTGGCCGGAGCTGACAAAGCGCGCCGTTATCCGTGATGCGTGGTTTATTCACTGTCACAAGGGCACCCTCGGTGCCGTCCGGCGGGTGGTGGAGCCGCTCGGCTACCTCATCAACGTCACGGAATGGTGGGAAACCAGCGATCCGCCGGGGACATTTCGCCTGGATATCGGCGTGCTGGAAAGCGGCATCACCGAAGAAATGTATTACGAGATAGAGCGCCTGATTGCCGATGCAAAACCGGCCAGCCGTCACCTGATCGGCCTGAATATTATTCAGGATATCCCCGGCTGGCTGTTCACCGGCGGCGTGGCCTGTGATGGCGACATTATTACGGTTTACCCCGGATAAGTGAGGACTGATGAGCACAAAATTTAAAACTGTTATCACCACTGCCGGTGCGGTAAAACTGGCGGCGGCCACGCTGCCGGGTGGTAAGAAAGTCAATATCACCGCAATGGCCGTTGGTGATGGTGGCGGTATTCTGCCGGTGCCGGATGCGGGTCAGACCCGTCTCGTTAATGAGGTCTGGCGTCATGCCCTGAATAAAATCAGCCAGGATAACCGGCACAGTAATTATGTTGTGGCCGAGCTGGTTATCCCGCCGGAGGTGGGCGGCTTCTGGATGCGTGAGCTGGGGCTTTATGACGATGAGGGGACGCTGATTGCCGTCTCCAACATGGCCGAAAGCTATAAGCCGGAACTGGCCGAGGGGTCAGGTCGTGCGCAGACCTGCCGCATGGTCATTATTGTCAGCAGTGTCGCCTCGGTGGCGTTATCCGTTGATTCCACGATGGTGATGGCAACGCAGGATTATGTGGATGATGCGATTTCGGCGCATGAAAAATCCCGTCGCCATCCCGATGCGACCACGCAGGAAAAGGGTTTTACTCAGCTCAGCAACGCGACCGACAGTGAGGCCGACAGTCTGGCCGCCACACCAAAAGCGGTAAAAATCTCCATGGACAATGCCAGCGCGCGACTGGCGAAAGAGCGGAATGGCGCGGACATTCCCAATAAGCCCCTGTTTGTACAAAACATCGGTTTACAGAATACGGTAAACAGAGCGGAAAATGCCGTCCAGCGCACCGGCGATGCGATGGCCTGGCTCGATGTCATTGGCGAAATCCATTCAGGGTCAGTGCGTGTTAACACACCTGCCTCACCGTCTGTGCAGGGACTGACGATTGACTGGAACGGTGTCGGGTTCGGTGCCGCAGGGCTGACCAATAACCGGGGGCTGGGTACGGGGGGCTTTATTTTTCGCACCGTGGATTCAACCAATAAAACTGAATATGGTCGCGTCACCTTTAATGAGCTGGGGGAGATTTTTGCCGGGCGTAACATCTATGCCGGGGCCGCTAAATTCGCCATTGATGGTAACAGCTACGGCACCATCTGGGGGACGGGCGGCAACAGTGAATGGTTATCCAATAATCTGAATGCCCGCTTCGGTGCCATTCCGGTGAACAATGCCACGGGGGATATTTCCGGTCCCGCCTGGGGCGGTTTATTGTCCGCGCATCTGGCGGAAAAATGGCGGGGGATACAAAGCCAGTTTGCTGCAATCCCGGTTGATAACCCGTCGGGGAATATTCGTGGGAGTGCCTGGGGAAACGACTGGCTGTCGAATTATCTCGCACGCACATTCCAGCCCAGAGGCGATTATACCCCGGCGGGCGAGGCGTACACGAAAGCGGTCAGTGACGGGCGTTTTCTGCGACTGACTGGCGGCACACTGTCCGGTCAGGTGGTATCAACCAGTCCCGATAACTACCGGTTACGAATGAGTGACCGCGCCTTTTTTTTCCGCTTTGATGGCGCTTCTTTTTACCTGATGAAAACCGCCAAGGGCGACCCGGACGGACTCTGGGATAATACCCGACCGCTGATCGTGGATGCGGAAACCGGGCGGGTAACGCTGCCGCATATGTCAATGGTCGATGGTTATCTCAAGGTTGGCAATACGGGAACGGTCATTTCAACGGACGGCAATATCTTTGGCACCCGCTGGGGTGTGGGTGGCGCCTGGCTGGGGGATGCCATAGATGCGCGAATGAATGCCGTGCAGGCGCGCGCGGATGATGCCTGGAATAAGGCAAACGACGCCCAGATTAACCGCGTGGTGGATGTGCGTTTTACCGCCGAACATCAGGTGGGGGCAGTCGGTGTGCGTGACTATCGCAACGGCAACACCGTCCTGACCGGATTTGTTAACAAAGACGGCGATTATTCCGTTGAGGATCTGTACTGGAGCTATATCCAGGTTTACCGCAACGGCCAGTGGCTGACCATCGGGAGAGGATAATGTCAGGGTCTTATATTACGCTGAAAAATTTCAGGGCATGCACACCCGCCACGCCAGAGCAACGGGAGCTGGCAAAACAGAATGTTTTGTTTCTGATGGATGAAAGCGGCGCTGACTGGTATGAAAGCCAGCGTCATTTTTCACCGGATACGATGAAAATCGGCTACGACGGGCGGGGCATTATTAAAGTGATTGCCACAGGTTTTACCGATGTTTCGTCCCTGTGGCCGGACGGCCTGAGCGTTTCCGAGGTGGAGAATAACGAAGAAAACCGCCGCGTGGATAATACGGGGAACTGGGTCTATGACGGGGAAAAAATTATTCCCCGCGTATATACCCCGCAGGAATTACAGACACAGGCAGACAGTCAGAAGACACGTTTACTGGCTGACATTGCGACCCGCATTGCACCCCTCCAGGATGCGGTTGAACTCGGTATTGCCAGTGATGAGGAGGTGGAAACCCTGACGGCGCTGAAAAAGTACCGTGTACTGGTAAACCGCGTTGACCCTGCCGCGCCGGTCTGGCCGGAACAGCCGGAATAATTCAGGCGGGCATTAGCCCGCTTTTTTCTTTTGTCCGCTGTTGTGTCTTATCACGACCAACCTCAATAAATAGCTCAGTTCGCACGCTGACCTGAAAATACACTCACCCCAACCCACGGAGTTAAACGGATGAGTGATTTTCATCATGGCGTGCAGGTCGTCGAAATCAACGACGGTACGCGCGTCATTTCCACGGTCTCAACGGCGATTGTCGGTATGGTCTGTACCGCCAGTGATGCCGATGCGGCGACCTTTCCCCTTAACGAGCCGGTGCTCATTACCAATGTTCAGAGCGCCATCGCAAAAGCCGGTAAAAAAGGCACGCTGGCGGCCTCCTTACAGGCTATCGCTGACCAGTCAAAACCGGTAATTGTCGTTGTGCGTGTGACTGAGGGCACCGGCACCGATGAAGACGCGGCCCTCGCGCAGACCCTTTCCAACATCATCGGCACCACGGATGAGAACGGTAAATACACCGGCCTCAAGGCACTGCTGACCGCCGAAGCGGTCACCGGCGTTAAGCCACGCATTCTCGGTGTGCCGGGTTTTGATACCCTCGAAGTGGCGACGGCGCTTGCCCCTGTCTGTCAGAAGCTGCGCGCCTTTGGTTATGTCAGTGCGTGGGGCTGTAAGACCGTATCCGATGCCATCAAATATCGCGACAATTTCAGCCAGCGCGAGCTGATGGTTATCTGGCCGGATTTTCTCGCCTGGGACACCGTGAGCAATGCGACCGCCACGGCTTACGCCACCGCCCGCGCGCTCGGTCTTCGCGCGTACATTGACCAGTCTGTCGGCTGGCACAAAACCCTGTCTAACGTCGGCGTGAACGGCGTCACCGGCATCAGCGCGTCGGTGTTCTGGGATTTGCAGGAATCCGGCACTGATGCCGACCTGCTGAACCAGGCGGGTGTTACCACGCTTATCCGCAAGGATGGTTTTCGTTTCTGGGGTAACCGCACCTGCTCCGATGACCCGCTTTTCCTGTTTGAGAACTACACCCGCACCGCGCAGGTTATCGCTGACACGATGGCGCAGGCGCATATGTGGGCGGTCGATAAACCCATTACCGCAACGTTAATCCGCGACATCGTGGATGGCATCAATGCCAAATTCCGCGAACTCAAGACCAACGGTTATATCGTGGATGCGAGCTGCTGGTTTGATGAGGAGGCCAACGATAAGGAAACGCTCAAAGCGGGGAAACTCTATATCGATTATGACTATACGCCGGTTCCCCCGCTGGAAAATCTGACCTTACGCCAGCGTATCACTGACAAATACCTCGCCACTCTGGTGACAGCGGTCAACAGCAACTAAGGAGCCTGACAAATGGCAATGCCGCGCAAACTGAAACATATGAATGTCTTCCTGAATGGCTACAGCTATCAGGGAGTGGCGAAGTCCATCACGTTACCGAAGCTGACCCGTAAGCTGGAGAACTGGCGCGGGGCGGGGATGAGCGGTAGTGCGCCGGTTGACCTCGGTCTGGATGATGATGCCCTGTCAATGGAATGGTCACTCGGCGGCTTCCCGGATTCCGTTATCTGGGAGCTGTACGGCGCGACCGGCGTCGATGCGGTGCCGGTACGTTTTGCCGGTTCCTACCAGCGCGACGACACCGGCGAAACAGTCGGCGTCGAAGTGGTCATGCGTGGTCGCCAGAAAGAAATCGACACCGGCGAGAGCAAGATGGGCGAAGACACTGAGTCCAAAATTTCGGTCGTGTGTACTTATTTTAAGCTGACGATGGACGGCAAAGAGCTGGTCGAAATCGACACCATCAACATGATTGAAAAAGTGAACGGCACCGACCGGCTGGAGCAGCACCGCCGCAATATCGGTCTGTAATTTTTGCCCGGTGAGCGGTGCTTACCGGGTTAACTGCTAACGAAATTAAACGAGAAAACCATGACCAAAGAAAACGTTGTTACCCTGGAAAATCCCATCAAACGTGGCGAGCAGGTTGTTAGCGCCATTACTCTGATTAAGCCTAACGCGGGCACGCTACGCGGCGTCAGTCTGGCGGCGGTCGCTAACTCTGAGGTCGACGCGCTCATTAAAGTGCTGCCACGTATGACCGCCCCGATGCTGACCGAGCAGGAAGTCGCCGCACTGGAGCTGCCTGATCTGGTTGCACTGGCCGGTAAGGTGGTCGGTTTTTTGTCGCCGAATTCGGCACGATAACCTTCCCGAAAAACCTCTCGGTCGATGACCTGATGGCGGATATTGCGGTGATCTTCCACTGGCCGCCATCGGAGCTCTTTCCCATGAGCCTGACCGAACTCATCACATGGCGCGAAAAAGCGCTCCAGCGAAGCGGAAACACGAATGAGTGATGTGAAGTTACAGGTATTACTCAAAGCGGTTGACCAGGCGACCCGTCCATTAAGATCTATCGATAAGGCCAGCAGGGAGCTGGCCGGAGACGTTCGGGCGACACAGACCACACTGCGTGAGCTTAACAGCCAGGCATCAAAAATAGAGGGTTTTCGCAAGACCAGCGCACAGCTTGCCGTTACTGGTCAGGCGCTGCAAAAGGCTAAGCAGGAAGCCGCCGCGCTGGCTGTGCAATTCAGAAACACAGAACAGCCCACGCGTGCGCAGGCGGCAGCAATGGAGGCAGCACGTAAAAGCGCCGCCGCGCTCCAGCTTAAACACAACAGTCTGCGCGAGGCGGTACAACGCCAGCGGCAGGAACTCAGCCAGGCCGGAATCAATACCCGCACGCTGGCCGCTGATGAGCGTCGCCTGCGCGGCACAATCAGTGAGACAACATCGCAACTTGACCGGCAGCGGGCAGCACTGGCGAGGGTCAGCGCACAACAGGAAAAGCTGACCCGCGTCAGGCAGCGTTATCAGGCAGGAAAAGAGCTGGCCGGGAGCACTGCGGCGGTCGGTGCTTCTGGTGTCGGGATGGCAACAACAGCCACACTGGCGGGTGTTGCGTTATTAAAGCCCGGTTATGAGTTTGCGCAAAAAAACGCTGAATTACAGGCCGTGCTCGGTGTCGCCAAAGACTCAGCAGAGATGACGGCGTTACGAAAGCAGGCGCGCCAGCTCGGTGATAACACCGCTGCCTCGGCTGATGATGCGGCCGGCGCGCAAATCGTTATTGCCAAAGCGGGCGGCAACGCCGCAGATATTCAGGCTGCGACACCTGTAACCCTGAATATGGCGCTGGCTAATCAGCGCACAATGGAAGAAAACGCGAAATTACTGCTGGGTACAAAAAACGCCTTTCAGCTTTCAAACGATAAGGTCGCTCACATCGGGGATGTACTGTCTGCCACGATGAATAAGTCAGCCGCTGACTTTGAGGGGCTGAGCGACTCTCTGACGTACCTTGCACCGGTGGCGAGAACGGCGGGCGTAAGCCTGGAGGAAGCCGCCGCAATGACCGGCGTACTTCATGACAACAACATCACCGGGTCGATGGCCGGTACGGGGAGCGCTGCAATAGTGACCCGTCTCCAGGCACCGACCGGCGAGGCGTTCCGCGCGATTAAAGAACTCGGCGTTACAACATCGGACAGCAAAGGGAATATGCGACCTCTTTTCACCATTCTGAAAGAGATTAACGCCAGTTTCTCTAAGCATAAGCTGGGTAACGCCCAGCAGGGTGAATACCTTAAAACCATCTTTGGGGAGGAGGCACTCAAATCAGCCAACGTTCTGATGCAGGCTGCATCATCCGGGAAGCTGGATAAGCTCACAGCAGCATTTAAAGCATCAGACGGCAAGACCGAAGAACTGGTCAAAGTCATGCAGGACAACCTCGGCGGTGACTTTAAAGAGTTCCAGTCGGCTTACGAGGCTGTTGGAACTGATCTGTTTGACCAGCAAGAGTCTTCCCTTCGCAAACTGGTGCAGACGGCGACAGGCTATGTGCTGCAACTCGATGGCTGGATTAAGAAAAATCAGGGGCTGACGCAAACCCTGGGGGCACTTGTTGGGGTGGCAACGGGGGTCATTGCTGTCATCGGTGCGATTGGCCTGGTTGCGTTCCCGGTCATTATGGGGATTAACGCGATTATTGCCGCAGCCGGTGTGCTGGGGACGGTATTCAGCGTCGTGGGTGGTGCAATCGTGACAGCACTCGGTGCGCTGACTCTGCCGATTGTCGCGGTGGGCGCTGCTGTCGTCGCCGGTGCTCTGCTTATCCGCAAATATTGGGAACCCATCAGCGCCTTTTTCAGTGGTGTGATTGAGGGGCTGACAGCGGCGTTTGCGCCGGTGGGTGAAATGTTCTCCCCTCTTAAACCGATGTTTGACTGGCTGGGTGAGAAATTAAAGGCGGCGTGGGACTGGTTCAGGAGTCTGCTGGAGCCGGTGAAGTCTTCCCAGGAACAACTTAATGCATGCAAGGATGCCGGTATCGCTTTTGGTCAGACGCTGGCTGATGCGCTCATGTTGCCGCTTAACGCATTCAATAAACTGCGGGCGGGGATTGACTGGGTACTGGAAAAACTCGGCGTTATTAACAGGGCATCGGGTGACCTAGATAAAACGGCGGAAAAAGCCGATGCCGCGAAAAATGGTGCGACGCAAAACCCGGCAATCAGTAATGGTGCGTATATCCCTGCAACCGGCAATTACGGAGGCTATCAGTCGTATCAGCCGGTAACCGCCCCCGGAGCGGGTCAAGCGTATACCGACAACCGGCAGAGCCATTACAGCATCACTATACAAAACGGTGGCGCGCCGGGTGGTGAGCTTGGAAATCAGTTGCGGGACGCCGTCGAACGTGCTGATAGGGAAAAGCGCGCCCGTGAACGCGCTGACATGAGAACTGACGGATAAGGGGAGCGGATATGCTGCTTGCACTTGGTTTATTTGTGTTTATGCGTCAGACGCTGCCATTTCAGAGTATGCAGCGCGACGCGGAATATCGCTGGCCGTCAAATTCCCGTGTGGGTAAGCGAGACGCTTTTCAGTTTCTTGGGGTGGGTGAGGAGAAAATCACGCTCAGTGGGGAGCTTTACCCGGAGCTGACTGGCGGGCATCTCTCCTTAACTGCGCTCCGGCTGATGGCCGAGGGTGGAAAGGCATGGCCGTTACTTTCCGGTGCGGGAATGATTTACGGCATGTTCGTTATCAACAGCATCAGCGATACCGGCACCGTATTTTTTTCTGATGGCTCTCCGCGAAAAATCAGTTTTACGCTGACATTAACGCGGGTCGATGAGTCGCTGGCGGCGGTATATGGTGATCTGAGAGAACAGGCTGAAACACTCGTCGGAAATGCGAAAGACTCAGCAATGAAATTAACGTCGACTCTGGGGTTATGATGTCAGAGATACTCTATAGCAAGTCGGGGAGCGCACTGGCACCTGATTTTATGCTGATGCTCGAAAGCAGGGATATTACCGGCAACATCAGTAACAGGCTGATACAGCTCACCATGACGGATAACCGGGGCTTTGAGGCTGACCAGCTCGATATTGAACTGGATGACAGCGACGGGCTTGTACAATTGCCGGTGCGTGGTGCTGTTCTGACTCTGTTTCTGGGCTGGAAAGATTCCGCACTTGTAGGCAAAGGAAGTTTTACCGTTGATGAAGTTGAGCACCGGGGGGCGCCTGACACTGTCACCATTCGCGCCCGTAGCGCCGATTTTCGCGGGTCGCTGAACTCACGGCGCGAAGAGTCATGGCATGATAAAACGCTGGGTCAAATTGTTGAGGCTATTGCGACACGCAATAAATTAACCGCTGCTGTTGCGCCTGAGCTGGCAAAAATTCCAGTACCGCATATCGACCAGGCTCAGGAATCAGACGCCAAATTTCTGACGCGGCTGGCTGACCGGAATGGCGGCGAGGTCTCCGTAAAGGCGGGCAAGTTGCTGTTCCTGAAACCGGGTAATGCGGTCAGTGCCAGTGGCAAGAAGATTCCGCAGGTGACGATCATCCGCAGTGATGGTGACCGGCATCAGTTTTCTATTGCCGACAGGGGCGCTTATACCGGTGTCACGGCTCAGTGGCTTCATACCAAAGAGCCAAAGCCAAAAAAAGTGAAGGTAAAGCGTAAGCCAAAGGAGCAGCATCTGCGCGCATTACAACACCCCAAAGCAAAGGCCACTAAAAAGAAAGAAGCTAAAACGCCGGAAGCGCGCGAGGGCGAATATATGGCCGGTGAAGCGGATAACGTCTTTGCGTTAACCACGATTTATTCAACAAAAGCCCAGGCTATGCGGGCGGCTAAAGCAAAGTGGGACAAACTCCAACGCGGTGTGGCTGAATTCTCTATCAGCCTTGCACTTGGCCGCGCCGACCTTTACCCGGAGACGCCGGTCGCTGTTTCTGGATTTAAGCGCATCATCGACGAGCAGGCATGGATTATCACCAAAGTGACTCACACACTCAGCAATAACGGCTATACAACGGCGTTAGAGCTGGAGGTAAAACTCTCTGATATTGAGTATGAGATGGATGATGAAATTGATGCCGATTATACGGATAGTGAGGATGATTAATCGAAATAACCCGCCAGAAGGCGGGTTAAAATGATTAGCTTATTTTGGCATGTAAACTCTGGTTTTCGATGAGAGGAGAATTTTTGCAGGCTGATCCATTAGTTTCCCCATCTCCGCGCAAGTGGCCGCCGGGTTTTCTAAAGTAAATCCTATCGATTTATACATGTTTACTACATGAAGCAACTTAATATCACTGAGAAAATCTTTAGGGGTGCTTTTTGTCCAGATTGACATGCAAATCCCACTGGTAATAACTGCCTCATAGGCATCAGGCGTTAGCGTTTTACCAGGCAAAACTACAGTGGCAATATTATTATTTATTGAAATTTCAGTGGGTTGCCATTCGTGTATGGATTTTTGCAAGGCTTGATGGTCGTTGTTTTGCGCTAAAGCATTTCCTGACGATAGAAATGCTGCACTTAACAGAACGTATTTAAGAAAAGACATTGAGCATCCTTTTTCAATTATGGATAAATAGTAATTCTCAATATGTGAATTGTGGAATATAATTAATTCACTTTTTGTGAATTGAGGTGAGTTATGTTTCATTGCCCTAAGTGCCATCATGCAGCCCATGCGCGCACCAGTCGTTATCTCAGTGACAATACTAAAGAACGCTACCATCAATGCACAAACATCAATTGTAGTTGTACGTTTGTTACGATGGAGTCGATAGAGCGCTACATCGTGACGCCTGGTAAAATTGACCCTGCGCCTCCACACCCGAGCCAAACAGGTCAAAGACAGTTGTGGTTTTAA